AATGTGTTTACTCCAAATCTAACAGGATCTTATTATTATAACTTAATTAGAACATTTAATGAAAAACAACCAGCAAATGTTATATTCCAATCCGGAGAAACTCAAGGAAATGTTTCCCCATTACAGGGAACCAAACCAGTTATAAAAGGAGGAGCTTTAGCTCAAGCTGTTATTTTCTCACAAACAGGAAGCGATGCTGGATTTTTAACAACAATGTCTTTTGGTTCAACTATTGCAAATTACAATTTTGCAAATAATACTACAATCCAACCCCAAGCAATTAATGAACAGATTACATTTAATCCTAATTTAATTGCTCCTGCTGTTTCTGGTTCTACAGCAACCACATCATCTTTATCAAGTGATTTTATTCAATTAAAACAATCAGATCCTGATTCAACAGTATTTCCTAAATTAAATATTCAAGGTGCTTATAGTGAAGTAAATAATCTATCTGCAGATGTTGTTGTTGGTTTCCAATCTTCAATAGATGGATCTACTTGGACTGATATATATAGTGAAAATTTTATACTTACATCCCCAAGTTCTTATAACTACTCAATAATAGGCCCTTCAGAAACACCAATAGAAAATACTTACTATAGAGCTTATTTATATTATACTTGTAATTCACCTGGTTTTTCAACTCCTACTTTTACCATTACCTCAGGAAATTTTTATATAACTCAAAACCCACCATATTCGGCAAATGTAACTTCTAGTTATTGGTCAACAGGTTCAAGTTCTAAAACTATCTTAACAGGTTCTCAATTCAATGTAGATATATATGGTATAACAACACAAACCCCTGTGTCAGGATCAGGATATGATTCTCCGTATCAAACATTTAATTTACAAGTTGGTGATGAAATACGATTCTCAGCAAGTGAAAATCAAGTATACCAAATTATATCAATTCTATCACCTTCTCAAAATGTAAATAATACATTATATTTGACATTAGATAGACCTATTGTTAGTGGAACTATTTTGAATTCATTCTTGATAAGAAGATTTGTTCCAAATCCAAATTTTGTAGTAATCAATGCTACTAAAAATGACTCAGTAGGAGGAGGACCAGGATTCTTAATGCCTGAATATGCTTCTCAAACTCTAATAGATAAGTTTGACTCAATAATTGCTAATTTAACCGAAAAAGGACTAATTTAATATATTTATAATAAAATAATAACAAAAAAATGGGATATTTAAATAATACCGTAGTAACAGTTGATGCTATTTTAACAGATACTGGTCGTCAATTGTTAGCTCAAAATGATGGTTCATTTAGAATTACTCAATTTGCCTTAGCAGATGATGAAATTGATTATACTCTATATAATCCAAACCACCCCTCAGGTTCTGCCTATTATGGACAAGCAATTGATAACATGCCGTTGTTAGAGGCATTTCCTCAAACAACACAAACCATGAAGTATAAACTTGTAACTTTACCTCGTGGAACAGCTAAAATGCCTATTCTTGATTTAGGTTACAGTGCAATTGTAATTAAACAAGGTGCTTCATTAGCAATTACTCCTCAAACATTAAATTATTTAGGTGGTAATACTTTTGAAACAAGTGGATATACAGCAACAATTTCCGATGTTAGATTATTTTCTACATTTGAAGGTATTGGTATTAACTCACCACAGGTACAAGCATTAAACACAACCTCTACATTAGGTACTTCAGTATCTAAAACAGTTGTTGGTACAACAATTAATATTAAAGGAACAACAGTTAATACTTTATTTGGTACTAATACATCATTACAAGCTACATTAACAGTAGAAGGTAGAGACTCAGGTGCTCGTTTAACAATTCCAGTAACAGTAACACAAGTATCTTAATATATATAATATGTCATTTAGAAGATTAGAACTCGACGATTTTGTAATAAGCACTGATGCTATTTCATCTACATTATGGTCAAACAATTCACCTGCTTTGTCAGCAGTATATACCTCATCAGTTCAAGCAAACGGATCATCAGGTAATTATTACTTAAATATTTTTAATGATACTACTACAGGATCTGTTCAATTTGCTATTGCTTATGGTAACTCAAACGGTAGTGGTAGTGCCAATTACAATAATGCCGTAAATGGATATTCACCAACAAGTACTATCTTTGGCCAGTGGCAAGATTTAGTAATTGGGGATGAAAATACTAATTTCACATTTGGTGCTATTACATCATCTCAGTTTTTTGCTTTACCAATGGAAAGAGCTAGATATAAAGATTCCTTATTTTTAGGTTCTTTATCTTTGACACTTTCAGCTTCAGGTGGACAAATTACTTTAACAGATAATAGTAATTATGTTCAATCAGTTCAATTCTGTGAAGCTGGTAGAGTATTCCAATTAATAACAGGTTCAACAGGAACAAGAGCAGCTATTACATCTTCTAATACAGCAGATGGTTACTCAGCAAATTCAGGTTCTTATGGTTGGTTATTACCTGATATTGGAACTATTTTATTAAACCCATTAGCATTAGGTGCACCAGCAGTTAGTGGTGGAATTGCATTCACATTTAGTGGTTCGGCAACTGCATCAGCTGCTCCAAACTTAAGTCCAAATGCTGCTTTATACAATTCACTTGGTTTAGCATTAACTGGAGGTTCAGGAAATGATTTCTATTTAAATGCTCAAGAATCAATTACATCTGATTTTATCTTTATAAGACCTAGAAGTTCAGAATTTAATTACTCCGAAAATCCATCATTTATTTCAGGTTCAACCGGAGAAGTTTTATATTCTAGCTTTATTAACAATCCACAAACATATATTACAACAATCGGATTATATAATGATACAAACCAATTATTAGCCGTAGCAAAACTTTCAAGACCTTTACCAAAAGATTTTACAAAAGAAGCATTAGTTCGTGTTAAGCTAGATTTCTAAAATGAATGGGTGCCTACAAACAATTTTTAAATTCTGATATTATTATTGAACCTTTCGAGGTCAGTAAGGGATTTTACTTTAAAGGAAATGAATTAACTGGTTCTGCGGTTGGTATTGATAGATATTTAGGAACTAATCTTTCAGGTACCCTATTTAATCCTAATACTGATCCTACTACAGGGCAAAACGGAACTCAATACCAAAGATTAATTTATAGTTCAATTCAAGAATTATACTATTCAAATTATTTAAGTTCTAGTTATGGAAGTCCTGCTAATACATCAAGTTTAGTATTAACATTTGAAAAATATTTCCCAACAGGATCGGGTGATACTATAGCAGTATTATCTATACCTTCACGTTTATATGGAAATTATATTCAACCAAATTCATTTACGTGGAGTTGCCCAAGTGGATCAGTTTATGATGATGGACAAGGAAATTTAATTCTATCTTCTTCAGGTGAAATTTGTGGACAAATATTTTATCCTCATGGATTAGCAGTTATCACAAGTGATAGTTCTCCGGGATTAGATGGTTATGGATATGCAACTTATGGTAGTGCTTTATATGGAGTTGGATCTACTACTATTATTAATGCTTTTGTTACTTCTTCAAATGTAACTTGTTCATTTTCTTCATCTCTTACAATTTATGAAACTCAATATAAATGTACTATTAGAGATAATGAATATAATTTTACATTAAATCCAACCTCAACTTCAGGAAGTACTTCAATTACAAGTTCAATAGGTACATTTTATACCCCAGGACAATATTTGAATAATAATGTAACAGGTTCTTATTTTACCCCTTATATTACTACAGTAGGGTTGTATGATGAATATCAAAATTTATTAGCTGTAGGGAAATTATCACAACCACTTCCAATTTCAATAACAACAGATACTACAATACTTATAAACATAGATAGATAATCATGGCACAATTAAATTCATCAAATATTGTAAACGGGAATGTAATTTCCACTTCAGATATCCTTCAATTATATAATGCTTTAACAGCTGGTGGAGGTACAACAGGTGTGTATAATGTTTCTTTAAGTGGAAGTATAACAGGTTCTGCAACATCCTCTTCATTTGCTACTACATCATCATATTCTGTAAGTTCATCATATGCTTTAAGCTCATCTTATGCTGTTACATCATCTCATGCTATTACAGCATCTTATGCCGTTAACGGTGGTATTGCAACTCAAGTTGCTCAACAAGCTTATAGTAATGATGGTGGTGGTCCTTTAGATGCAAATTTTAAATTTTACGCAGGTAAAGTTAGAATAATTAGTAATACAGCAAATACAGCCGCCTTTCCAGGATTAGCAGGTAAAACTTTAGGAACCAATGTTTGGGTAACGGCAACAATAGAAGGTCAAGCTTCAACATTTCCAAGTGATATTGTAACAGTTAGATCCTTAGCTGCTAATGGTACTCTCACTATAGAAACTAACTCAGTTCCTGATGCTACTGCTGTTCATTTCCATGTAATTTACGTTCCTTAAAATTAATTAAAAATTTATGAAAAATTGGTTATATAATAATAATGAGATTACCTCAATAGAGGAATTACCTCAAGATGCTTTTGGTTTTATATACATTACTACTCACATTCCAAGTGGGGTATCGTATATTGGGAAAAAATCGCTATACCACAATGTAAAACGCAAATTAACCAAAAAAGAATTGGCTGAGCAAAC